GTCTTGAATAAAGCTAATGTATTACCAGCAAAGGACATTGCTCGTTGGCTAATTCAACACTGTATGGAGGCGGAATCAGATGACCACATTAAAAACAAAAACGGGCGCACCGCCCTCCAGTAAACGAAGTCTATCCAAGGATTCCCTTGAGATGTCGCGGCGTATTACTAACTCATGGAATGACTATAAGAACAAGAAGTCTGGACAAGACCTTACTCAACAAAACGCAGCTAAACAACTTGGCATTACCCAGCCAATGTTTAGTCAGATGTTGCACGGCACAGTTGCAGTTAATCCGATGATGGTGCTTTCTTTAGCAAGCCTGATTCGATGCGATTTGAGTTTGTTGGTAGCAGGACTTGATGAGTACAAGATCCTACATGCAGTTACGCCGACAAAGAGTATGGAAATTCCAGTGTCATTAACATTAACGGGGAGAACCGTTACAGGGAAAACAGTAAATATCATGACGTTAGCAATCTCAGAAGCCTTTGCGGTCGAGATTGATACAGACGAGTACTCACCACGCTACAGTGTGGGCGAATACGCCATAATAGAGCCACTAGCAAAGTGGGAAAAAGGTAATCAGGTTCTAGTCCGTTATGGAAAAGACTCCTGCATTATTCGTGTCGTTACCAGTATCAATGGAGATGAGGTAGAGACCCATCATCCGACTGTCGTAGGCATAAGTACAACGATTAATTTAGCAGACCCAAAGATCACCGTACGCGGTGTCATTCGAGGGGTGCAATTTTAGTTATGAACAACTTTAATTTTAGTAAAATGCGCTGTAAAAAGTTAGCTTGGATGCTGGAGGATTGGCCTAATTGGTTATTTCTCGTTGATGCGTATAGCCACTTAATTCCGCGTGTTGCAGTTAGTAGTCCAGAATTTGCGTTTATGCAAACGAACTTTGGCAACAACCAAAACCAACAGTGCCAGCAAGGGCCACCTAATTAACTTTTTTTAAACCTCCAAATATAAGCAGGGCTAATAACATGAAAGAACACGATATGGTTAAACAACCAATGCACTATCAATCCGATACAGGAATGCAATGCATTGACGCCATACGCGCTGCACTAGGACCGGAAGGATTCCGGGCCCATTGCAGAGCGACCGTAATTAAATACCTATGGAGGGAGAAATGGGACACCGCAGAGGATGCCAAAAAGGCAGCGTGGTATCTCAATAAATTGGTTGAATCATATGAAGATGCTAGATAGAGTAACGATTAGTAAGTTTTCAGAATTATCAGGCTATACAGAAATAGCCATACGTTCTAAAATAAGTGAAGGTGTGTGGCAAGAGAATGAAGTATTCTCTAGAGCACCCGACAATAGGATATTGATTAGCCTCGGAGGATACGAAGCATGGGTAGACCAAAAACGTACAAGGGGGTCGCAAAAGCGTCTAAAAGTTCAATCGAAGTACGATTTTACTACCCAGACTCCAAAACAGAACAACGCGAGCGCATTGAACTTGAGCCCACCCCCGCTAATTTAGAACGGTGTTTTGTACACCTCTCGCAAATCAAAGATGCCATTAAGAATGGCTCCTTTGATTACGCCGCTACCTTCCCAAATTCTAAAAGAGCCGCGTTATTCGTCAACAAGCGACAGGTCTATACTTTCCTAAAACACTGGCTGAACAGTCATTACAGTATTGGACCAGGCACTTACACCTTTTATAAACGAATCATCGAGGGCCAAGTTAAGAAATCTTCTTTAGCAAAAACTAAAGTGGTCAATCTAACATGGCCTATGGTAAAAGATTGGGCATTAGCCATGCAAGTGCTCCCCTCGACACGCACTCAACGAATTGCCGTGCTACGCGACGTACTTAACGCAGCGGTAGAAGAAGGGATTATCTCTGTGAATCCCCTATTAGGTAAGAAACTCAAAAAACAAACAGTGGTTATCAAATCTGAAGCCACGCGAATTGACCCTTTCTCTTGGGAAGAACGAGAAGCTATTATTGGAGCCGCCTCTAAACAACTTGGATTGCAGCTAATGTTCCAGTTCTTTACGGGAATGCGACCAGAAGAGATTCGAGGGTTATGCTGGAGCCGTGTCGATTTCATTGGCTGCACTGTTCTAATCGATCAGGTCATCGTTGATGCAAGTCCCAATAAATTTCAGCCGCCTAAATCACAAGCCTCTTATAGAACAATTGATTTAGTTGGCCCTGCAATCCAATGTCTAAGAGCGTACAAAGAGTATTCCTTCCTCAAAGGAGTAGAGCCAAATGACATTGTGTTTATGAATCCGCTCACTAGCCAGCCTTGGAGTACGACTAATAAAATACGAGCGCAGTGGAAACAAGCATTAAAGAAAGCAGGGGTTCGCTACAGAATACCTTATCAAACCAGACACACTTACGCATCGCAGATGTTAAATGCGGGTGAAGAGCTTACCTATATTGCAAAACAAATGGGACATGCTGACAGTTCGACTACGCTAAAGTATTACGCACGATTTATTAAAAATACTGGGGTCAAACATGGATCAAAAATGGAAGCGGCTTACAAAGAGTTTTTATCGAAATAGGTACATAAAATAGCTGTTTTTCGCAGCAATTCCGCAGCTTTGAAAATAAAATTCTTGTAAATCAAGTACTTAAATGGTGCGGACGGAGAGACTCGATCTTTTTAATACCTACTAAATAAGCTTATATTTCAATGACTTAACCCAATGCTAAGACCATTGCTGCGGGTAAATACGGGTAGTTTAAGGTCAATTCCGCAGCAATTCCCGCAGCAATTTTTAAGCCCTATTTAGCCTTCTTCGTCCTCTGGTTCAGTACCTAAAGCTAGCCCCCAGGATTTTAGAATCCTCTCGCCTTCTTCCTTGTTGTTAACGTGCAGTTCTATGTTACGGTGAATCTCTACAGGCACTATACCAATGATCGCTAGCACAACGCCAGCTATCCCTCCCACTGTAATTGCCTGTACTAAAAATGCTAACGCTTCCCATAATGCTTCCATATCATATCCCCTCTTTATAGAATAATTCCACGAACATACGACAAATATCGCTGCGTTGAATGTCTGAGATTTCAAAGTCAATAACTGTAATCGGCAGCTTATGTTTATCAAGTAGTTTGATTAACACACCTAACCCTGACGATTGTTTAATGTCTGATTGGGCCAAGTCGCCCATCAATACCAACACACAATTCTCACCGATCCGAGTAGTCACCGCTTTAATTTCTTCAACAGTCATCTGCTGTGCTTCATCGATGAGCACCATCGCACCTTCTTTCTCACCACCGAAACTACGCCCTCTGATCGTCTCTAAAGGTTGCAGCTCGATGTTGCCATTAGCCAAAGCTGTGTCAAAACGGCCTGCACCCATGCGCTGCTTGAGTACGTCGACCATAGGCATAACCCAGTTCATCATCTTGTCGTCTTTGTCACCTTTGAATGCGCCGAGACTTCGGCCAGTAGGAATGTTGGCGCGACACAGAATGATCTTCTGTACACGGTTCTGCATGAATTGATCAGCGGCATAAGCGCACGCTAGGAAGGTTTTACCTGACCCCGCCACACCCGATGCAATGATCACCGGGCAATGTGGGTTTTTTAATGCTTTAAGATACTTATCTTGATTAGGTGTCTTCGGTTGTAACGGCGGTCTTTCTCGTTCCTCTGCAAATTTTAACGACGATTTCATTCGTGCTTCTTGGGTGCTAATGCGCTGCCGTTTGACTGATGCCACATTTATTACCTTTATAAACTTTGCTTTTTAATGGTTGGTCTCTAAAACAGACACCCTATTTATTAGGGCAACTAAATCGATTTCGACACCACCCGCGTTTGGATTTGTCATAGCTAGATAACCATTACCCCCGTTTCCCCCTGGAGTTGTAAAAACTGCAGCATGATTAGCAGTCGCTGCTGCTGTGTAAGACCCGCCGACTCCACCTGTGCCTATAAAACATTTATAGCTTTGAGCTCGAGCACCGTTAAATGTCGGTACAGCAAGTGACGCATGAGAAACTGTAGCCCCCGCTTGGGCTTGAACATTAACTGGGCCATAAGGAAAACCGCTGGTATAACCGCCTCCTGGTCCACCGCCACCGCCGCCTTTTGACCCGTTCATGTTTGTATTAAAAGGGGGTAGTCCGTTGGCAACGCCTGCTGATCCACTTGCGCCACCAGATCCTGCTTGTGAAGATGCTTGCCCCGATTGACCAGGAGCAGGAGAATTGTTTGGTCCAACAGAATGAGCTGAACCTGTGCCGCCAGTTGCCGTAAAAGACACTATTGCAGTACCTGTTGCATCGGGGCCCGACCAAAACTCAACCCAAGAGTTTTGACCATCTTGGCCACTTGCTCTTGTATGGTTTCCAAGAACAGAACCAACAGCGTTGTTACACGCGCCGCCTCCTGCTCCAACTAAAGTTATTGTTATGTTAGTTTGTAATGCTGAGACGTTAGCAATGTGATAACCACTCGTTATAAACTCTAGCGCTTGACCTGCTTCACCAGCGTACAAATTAACGTTGTTCAACGACACGTTGCCCGTTGTATCTGCGTATATTCCTGCACTTGGTGATGAAATGTTAATGCCTGCAAACCCTGCTTGGGCTCCAACACCTCTCCCAAAATAAGCGCCTGTTGTAGTGCTAGCTAACGCTGTCTTAGTAAAGTGAATTCCTGAACCAGCATTGCTAAAAGCTAAGTTGCCATCAAGCGTAATCTTGTTACTTGTTATAGCGCCAGCACCGATTTTATCAGCGGTTATTGTTCCCGCGCCTATCTGAGCAGCAGTTAATGTGCCTACAATATTAGCTGTAGTAACAGTCAGGTTGTTAATTTTTGCGGTGTCTATGGAGGCATCAGCAATCATTGCTGTGTCCATGTATGTTCCAGCAGCAAACCATTTGCCTGATGGATGGTTTGCTAGTTGATAGCTTTGAGGAGTATTTGTATATTTTGTGCCGTTTGCAGCAACGGTCATACCCTGACCTGAAACAATAAAAAACGGTATAGTGCTGCCGCCAAGTCCATTACCGACTTTAAATAAGCCTGCGTTAACTGTGAACTCGCTAGAGGTAGCACCAGCAGCAATGCCATATCCTGCAACTTCGTTTGCGCCATTAATTCTAATGTACTGTTCCCCTTCAAGAGCGCCTAGAGCTGATGTGTGTGAGGTAACTGATGTACCAATAGTTCCAATGGTAGCAATGTTTTCTGACAAAGCAGTATCTAAGGAACTTATACCAATGGATTCATTTAGGTCAGTTAGAATAGATGCGACTGTTTTGTTAGTGGTTGCAACTGTGCCATCAGTGGCGTTGAATGGACCAATCACACCTGAGTTTGACACAAAACGCACCCAATAATAAAAAGTACTGCCGGGGTCAACAGTGTCTACATAAATGCTGCCAGGAGTGCTACCAATGTGTGTTGCCGCAGTTAAAACGTCAGTGGAACTGCGAAATATTTCTACGGATGCAACAGCTCTATTTGCAAAGCTTCCGTTCCAAGACAATAGAACGTTAGTAAAAGCACCAGCTGCAGATAAGTTAGAAGGACTTTGCGGCACTGCCGAGTCGCTAATCGTTGCATCTGCTGGTAAAAGAGTTCCACCGCCATTTGCGATGGCGTTTGCTCTAAACGTAGCTATGCCAGCCTCGGTCAGGTCTCGAAAGGTAACAGCTTTGTCCAGCGCTTCGCCGCGCTGCCCTACTTGGATTTCTAAGGCTTCCTTTACGGCAGTCAATATAGGTTTAAGGTTAGGGTCTACCTGAGATGGTACGGCTGGTATAGCTGTTACTTTTGTAGGTCTGCTCATAATAGTTCGTTCACGTTGTCTGCAATGCTTATACTGTTTACAGGCGCTGTTCCTGCCACTTCAAATTCCCATTGCTTTACGCGACTGCCCGAGGGCAAATGAAAAGGATCATTGCTAGTTACGCTATAAGTATATGCAAGATTTGCATTCGCTGGCGTCGTTGCCGTCCCACCCATACCACTGTGATTAGTACAGTAGTAGTACAATGTTGCGGCACTTGCAGCAACAACAATCTGCGTGTAAGCCCCAGCACTACCAGCAGTTCCTACTGTTGTGACGCCAGTGGTATAAGCAGAACCGCTGTTATGTGTGCCATTAGACGTTGCTGAAAATCTTAAAGGATGGCCACTGTTGCTTGATGCTGACTGATCAAATTTATAAGTGTAGCCTTCTTTTAAACTAACTGTAGCTTGCATCACTCCGTCGATGTAGTACTTATTTCCTGAACCTGGATTAGAAACTGTAACTGCAAATGTAGTTAGAGCTGGCGGTGTGACGTCTGTAAACAACTTAAACGTAATAGGATAAGAGTCAGCGTCAACGCGCGCCCAACCTAAATTGCGTGGCTTGGTGCTAACGTAAGATTTAGATTTCCAAACGTAGTTAGCAAAACCACTGCCCTGCCCAAATTTCTTGACCGCTGTGCCGTCGACAAAATACAAACAGTCGCTTTCCAAATGATTGTAAGCACCGTCATAGGTTTCACTACTTGTAGACAAAGCGTTCTTGCCCCCACGGGGGTCAAACAAAATACTCTCTGTAGCATTAGAGGCGATGTACGTGCCTTCATAATTCATGGCTTTTAGAGTAGTTGGGTTGTAAGCCTGCCACTGTGAGCGGCGAAGCAATGCTTCGGTCACTAACTGTATCTGTTGACCTTGCACTGTGACTAACCCATCAGGAGAGGCGTAAATTACATACCCGCCCATATCTACCATGGACATTTTACTGACGCAGGCTTGGTCACTCTCCAATTGGATGAGGCTAATAGACGCTGGATCTGAACCTTGGGCGATGTACGGTTTGCCCTTAGTACCAACTACTAGTCCACCGGGCGTTGGCTTGATCGCAACAATATCTGATTCTGTTGCTAGCTGATAGCTAGTAGGCCAAGCGTGTGGTAAATAAGGCACACTGAAACAAAGTGTCTTGCCAGTAAACCCGGCCATGATGCCGTTGCCTATAGAGCATATCCCTTGCATTGGACCTGTTGGAAACAATGTTGCATTGTCATCAGGTGGACGCATCCAAGTTACTGAAGGGATTAATTCCCCTAGTGCAGTGCTAGTTGTCGCCTGAGCGGAAACAACACCACCGACCATTGTGGGTGTTGTTGTGGATGCATAGCTTGAATTGGCTGTGCCTAACTCCACATACGATGTGGCAGTGTAAGCCACTTCAGCAACAAACTGAAAACCTGTAGAAGAGCTGCCTGTGTTAGTTCTATAAATACGTTTTAGAGAACCTGTAGTAAAATTAAGGCCAGAAGTAGAAGGCATAGCTGGTAAGCTGAGCGTTGTAGTCTGTCCGTTTCTAAACGCAACTGCTGTGCTTGCAAATGATGGAGGGCCCTCTTCTCCCCAACTAGTGACAAATGTAACGACATAGCTTCTACTCTCTTCTAGTTCATCTGGCGATACGGCGCCTGTTACTGAAACAGTTGGCGCAGCTGTAGGAGCTGGCACACCGAGTCGGTATGGACCTCCGTCATTTCGATATACTTTTGGGTACGTTTCACCTGTGTAGTACACCCGTTCAGTTACGTCATTCACAATCGGACCTTCAACAATGTCGACTTGTGAAGCGTAGCTTTTCCAGATGGAGCCAGAGTAGAGATAAACTGTGTTGGTTCCACTTGGTACTGTAGTCACTGACGCAGAGTGGTCAGGTAACGCCTCTAAACGACCTGAATCTAAACGCACGTTAAGTGCTGACTGCGCTATTGATTCGGCAAGTAACCGAGGAGCAATCTTAGGGGCAATGCCGTTGAACTGTGAGACGCTAAAATTAGCCATTAGTAACTCCAAATATTTGGTCGTGCAAACCCATCATCAATTGTTAGGTCGTCAAGATGTATAAATCGACCGCCACCTTTTTGCTGAACACCGAGCCCTGTAATGCCGAACTCAAAAGCTACCTTTATTAATTTAATAGCTTTGTCACCGCGCACAGCTATATCAACAGCACGACCACTGGCATGTGTTCCAGGCTTTGCTTTCTTAGCTTCTATAGGGTGGGTAGGGTCACGGTATGCAGAGGTTATTGTGAAAGGGAAATCACATTTAATACGGATGGCTTCAAGCGTAATCATAAAGCCAGGGTCCATCAGACACTTTCCAGAATGGCTGCATTTTAACTCGTCTTCGGTAAAATATTTCCAATCGCTCATGATAGTAGCTTCATTAAGGTTGCACTAAAAGTATGATCGCTAACGGCAACGACAAGTAATGCGCCAACTGCGATCCATTTAATCTGGGCTAGAAGTTTTTCTATACCATTAAGAGTTGTGCTAAGCCCCTTAAAGGCTTCTTCAAGCTCTTCAATCTGCTCTGCTTGGGCTTCAAGAACGTACTCAGCTTTGGTCATACGTTTTTCTAAATCTGACATGTCAATCCCAATATATTAGCACAGCTTATATTATATATTAAAGCTAAGGAGTTTTCGCGTTTAGGACGCCCAGCCTGCCAGACACTAGCTTAGTCAATAAACCGCGCATACCAAATTTAACAATGTAAACGCCAAGTACTAAGTATTGATACCAATCAGGCATTGAGGCAAAGGATTCAAAAGCAGCTGTGACTTCAGCTTGGTAACCTAAGAACGACGCTGCAATAGGCACCAGCAGTAGCGCAATCATAATCTCATCTAAAAAAGACTTGTCCATTGCCTGCATAGCTACAAGGTCCAGGTTATATTCTTGTGTCTGTCCGTTGTCCGCTAGCTTATGTGCAGCTTTAGCACCAGCTACCTTAACATCTGCGTCGGCTTCTAAACTTATTATAGCAGCTGCAGTTTTAGCCTTGGCGACATGGTTCTTACCTTCTAGGTAAGTTTTACCTAAGCTTGCAATAGGATTTAAAAAACTTAAAATACCCATGTGTTACCTCGTATAAATGGCTACACCAAAAAGAACCCCTAGTATCATCACCACAATTATAATTGTTACTAACAGACCTGTTGCCCATTTTTCTTTACGTTGATTAACTTTAACCTTATGTTTCTTAGCCGCTGATTTCTGCTTTTTATAAAAGTCATCACGGAATTGGCAGTACTTGTAGTAGCCTAGCAACCCTTGTTTGTTCAGCATAAACTCTAGCTCTTTTTCCTGTCGCTCTATAGCTTGCTTCGCTTGGTAAGCGCCCAACACATCGCCATTACCAGTTTTAACTTTCTGTTCAATCGCCTGGCTTGCCCCAAAATATTTGGTGAGCGCAGAGCCAGCGTCCGCTATCTCTTTGCCATTAGCTAGCGTTTTTTTGATAACTGCAAAGGCTGCATTCGCAACCATTAATTCTGCTAGCATATCCATAATCTCCGTGTGTATTCTTGGGGAATCCCATAGGGCTCCCTCGACGGCTGCACCACAAGATATTCTGCATTTACTGTGTGTGTAGTAGGTTCAATTAATGGTCTTTGCCCTTCAGGTGCAAGAGTCGGAGACACATGCACTGGGTATAATTCTAAAGGGCTAGACCACATTAATTACACTCTAATAACTTTTTTTTGCCTTCTTCTTCTTAGGCATGGCTGAGTTTTTCATGAGTTTGCCGTTAGGCATTACATGCATTTTTTTGGGGACTTTCTTTTTTACTACCATAATTTACTTCCTCTTCTTTACTGTCTTAGCAGCGGTTTTAAAATTCTTTGCAGTTGGAGCACCCTTTGCTCCAACCTTTTTCATGGTTTCTCCAGACCCTGCTAAGATCCTTTTTTTCTTTGCATGGATATTTTTATACAGACTCAAGATTACCCCCTACCATTTCGTACGTGAGGCCCAATAGGCCGCTGAAGTTTTACCTTTGGCAATGTTCTTGCCATGACGTGCTTTAAATGATTTGCGTTTTGCTTTCATTTTATCCGACTCGCCAGCTTTTGGTTTGCCAGCAGTAGAAGCGCCCTGCTCACCAAACCTAATCATCCGATCCTTGCCGCCGTCTTTAATAAGAACGGCGTGGGATTTTTTAGGATGGCTAGGCGTTCGCTTCGGTTTGTTATAACCAGCGAACGTTATACCCCTGTATGTGATTGACATAGCTACCTCTTTTTATAAGCTAGGCTTATAGCGTCGGCCAAGTAATAGATGAAGGAAAGTTTGTTTGTGCCGGCACATCCCTTAAAGCTTGACGGTATGTGGTCATACCCGATGCCATTGTCACGTCGGAATTCCCAGACCAATCAGTGGCGGCTAACAATTCATCACGGGTAGTACGAGCACTAGCAGCAACAGCAGCAACAAGCGATGCAGTGTATGCAGTTTCGTAATCAGATTTTGTTGTGACTACACCATCTTCATCTGTAGTGTCAGCGAACTTATCAGAAATAGCCCATGCTTCTACCCAGTTACCCCTAGCATCTGTCACTGCTCCATTACCACTAACTACTTGAAGGTCTGTAATAGAAGGTTTTGGTGAAGCTAGAATAGGATCAATGTCTAGTAATGTACATACGTCTGCGTCCCATACTCGAGGGAATGAACGGTGCAGGTTAGCTTGGCGTAGTTCGCCTTGAGTGCTGATTTCGCCTGTGGTTTTATTACGATAATTCATAGTTGATTTTTCCTATGTTGTTTATGCTATTGCATAAAATATATATGTGCCAGATGACACGTTAATGTTGGTGGGTGAATTTTGATTGACAATGAATCCAGAGCTATGAGGGTCTACTGAGTCGTCATTGGTTACATCTACTGCTGTAGTGTTGAGTTGAAAATGGGGGTCGTTACCCGCTACAATGCCTTTCAATGAGTCCCACACGTACCAATTTCCTGCTGCGTTAGTACGCTTGATTAAAATAAACCTAGCTCCTGCTGAGAAGCCGCAGTTAATAGTTTGATAAGAGCCATTACCAGTGTAGCTGCCAACTTTAGATATGCCAGCTAGTGTGGCGAAGAGGTAGGCTATGTAAGTTAGGGATGAATCGTTTGTAGAACCATGATTGCCAACTGTAAAACTAGAATTTGTTGGTGCTGTGTCGTTCCATAAACGATTGAGGGCAAAAGCTGCGTTGTCACCATTTAGATTAAGGCCATGAGTAGCTCCTGATGACGCATTATAAACACGCCACGACTGAGCACCTGAGTTTCTAGCTTTTACCCATATCATCTCAGGCACAACACCAAGCGAATGAGGCAAAGTCCTGTTAGCACCAGACCCAGAATAAGCAACGCAGTCCATATAGCCTTTTGCCCGTTTCCAAATCCAAGAGTATTGAATAGCCGCTTGAGCCGATTGATACCAACCACTTTGGTGGTCAAAGGTATAAGTCGTATCAGCCTGTTCTGCACCAGTTCCTTCAGTTTCTAGGTATTTTCCACCTGTCAAGCGTGAAGCTATTTTTGTATTACCTCCATCTGTACCTGACCAAAAAGCCATATCTACAGGAAAGCCTGAGTTAAATGCAGGAACATCTGAGCCGTTGCCATTATCAACAGCAAAAACCTCAGTAGCAGCCTCTGGCTCGACCATCATTGGCCCACGTATGGCCATCCAAATGTAGGTTGGGGTCGAAGATGAAGGAGGACTTTCAAACCCCGTACTTGTTAGTTTCCAATTGCCACTAGCTGGGCCTATTTCTGCGCCAGTTGTGTTAGGTGCTAATAGATCAACAGCCCCATCGGCTGTCCAACCACGCTGCTTGTCAATAATCCACCAATTTCCTGCCTCACTTGAAGTTTTTATAAGTAACCACTGAGGTTCCCATCCAAGATTTACAGAAACACCGCCACTTGCTTCAGTATAGCTACCGCACTTTATCATCTGATCTTCTGCATCCTCAGAAGAGTTATCAGCGAATAGGTAGGCTACGTAAGTGCCTCCGTTAGCGTTAGCTAAACTGCCAAATGATCCTATCGTAAAGACTGTAGATGTAGGGGCTATAAAATTTGTACCATTTCCCCATAAAAGTTCCCCTCTATTATCTAGTGCTGCTGTTATGTCTAATTTAAGATAAGCATCACCGCCATTAGCATTTTTGTGATATACGGCCCAATTCTCTGGCGAATCTGTCCGTTTTACAAGCATCATAGCTGGTGCTGAATTTAAAGAGTGCGCTATCTGGCGATCATCAGCGCCATTTCCTGTCCAAGTTACAACATCAAAGAACTTTTCCTTCTTGCGGAATGTCCATGCGACTTGCGACCTAGTGTTTTTATTTATTCCATCGGTATCATCTGCACCAAGAGTAAACCCGTTTGAGTTAAATGAGGTTAATGAATTTGCTGAAGTAGTTTCACCCGCAGTCCCCAAGCCATACAAAAGCTTAGAAGCACCTCTTTCAGTGTCAACAATGTAATGGTTATTGGTAACATTTCTACATTTAATCCAGACCATACCGCCTTCACCAGCAAGGTCTATTCCATTATTAATAACATTAGTGCCGCCATTACCAGTATACAAAAATGTACTAAACACATCTGCAACATCAGTCGCACCACCACTAGGGCTGGTACTTAATAACTTTCTTTCGATAGTCATTATATGCCTCCCTATGCGATTGCGTAAAAGATGTAAGTTGAGCCAGACACGTTCTGATCTCCATTGGTTTGATTTATAATAAAACCTGAACTATGAGGGTCAACAGCATCTTCGTCCGTAATGTGAGCAGAAGAAGAATCCAAGTAAAAATAAGGGTCATTACCAGCGACAATACCCCTTGCTGTATCAAAGACCATCCAAGAGCCAGTAGCGTTAGTGCGCTTGATTAAGACAAATCTTGCCCCTGCTGAAAACCCACAGTTAATCGTCTGGCTAGAGCCGTTGCCAGTGTAGCTGCCGACCTTAGATATGCCAGCTAGTGTGGCGAAGAGGTAGGCTATGTAAGTGTCGCCTGAACCATTTATATGTGTTAAACCACTCACAGAGAAAACACTATCTGTTGGGGCTGTGTTATTCCATAAAACGCTAGTAACATAGGACGTCTCATTTTGGTCTAAAGCTGGCCCTCTTTTAGTCCATCCTTGCGAAGCAAAACCTGTACCCCAATCCCTAGAATTATTTCGCTTTTTAGCCCATATCATCTCTGGAGCTACACCAAGAGAGTGAGGTATAGTTCTTGCAGAACCAGTACCAGAATAAGCAACCACATCAAAGAAGCCTTTTGCCCGTTTCCACAAAAGATTTATATTTGAAGCATGATTAGGGTTCTGCCAATATCCAGTTTTCTCATCCCATCCCTGACCAGCATTAGATGCAGCAGCACTAGTATTAGTTCTTAAATATGAATCACCAATTAATCTGCTACCTATCTGTCGGTTGTTTCCTGATGACGCTGTGTTTGTCCAGATTGCCATATCTGGCACTAATCCAACATTGTGTATAACAGCCCCAGTGGCGTTGGTCAGAGAAAACACATCAGTAGCCGCTTCTGGCTCAACCATCATTGGGGCACGTATTGCCATGTAGATGTATGAATTACTGTTAGTGTTAAGAGCATCTGCTACTTGAAAACCATTTGATAATAAGCCTACATCATCATTATTAAATTCAGCACTAGCTTGGTTTGTATATAAAGGGTGTCCGTCACCATTATTTGCGCCACCTAACCAACCTCGCATACTGTCCCACATATACCAGCCGCCACTAGCAGAGGAATCTTTAACTATTAGAAACTGCGGCTCCCATCCGAGATTTATATCTTGTAGTGTGGAAGCGTTGCCCGTATAGCCACCACACTTGATCATCTGATCGTCTGCATCTTCTGAGGAGTTGTCAGCGAATAGGTAGGCCACGTATACTGCATCACTATTATTTGATTGGTTTCGTGCGGCTAATGTAAAGTGGGTGCTGGTAGGATTGGTATTGTTCCACCAATATACACTATTGTTTACAGCAGCAGTTGTGTTTAATTGCATAGCACCTGCTGCTCCAGTAGTTGTATGCCACACTTGCCAATCGTTACTAGTATTAGTAGATCTGATAAGAATCATGCCCACAGGCCCACCAAGATTATGTGCTATCTGACGACCTGTAACTCCATTTCCAGAATAGGTTACAACATCAAAGAACTTTTTCTTCTTACGGAATGTCCAGCTTACGTAGTCTTGCCCAGTTTGGTTATTGTTGTGTCCACCACTACCGTAAGAAAACCCATTTGAGTTAAACGCACTCACGCCATATGGGTCTTGGCTTCCTGATGCATGAGTAGTGTCGGGCCGTATGGCGTTATGAACACCTCTCTCAGTATCATGTACAGAATGGGTACTGGAGCTAGTTCTGTTTTTTATCCAAACCATACCCCCTTCACCCGCAAGGTCTATGCCGTTAGTAATAGTCTGACTACCACCATTACCCGCCCACAAATACGTACTAAACACATCTGCAACATCAGTCGCACCACCACCACTGGGGCTAGTACCTAACAACTTTCTTTCGATAGTCATACTCTACCCCATTGCCAAGCCAGAAACTATTCCATACCAGATCGTGCCACCATCAATAGTAGTAAACGTAAGTATGTCAATGCCTGACGCTGTTAGCGTAGGGGCTGTTGCTGCTGCCCAATCAACACTTGATGGGTACGTGAGAGTAGCTGAACCACCATTAGTTATAATAAGGCTGAAGCTACAGGCTGTGCCACTAGCTGCTGGATTAGTAAAGGTAAGCGTCTGCCCACCAGATAATGTGTATGTAAATACATTGCCTAGCTCAAGGTCAACTGCGTGTGCAGCCATAGCTACTTTGGTTTCTGCGTAGTCTTTTAACACTGGACGCTGTACAATTTGATCAGCCATATTGACTAATCCAGACATAGTGCCACCAGCTTTAGGTAAAGCTGCTGCTGCAAGGGTATTAGCATTTCCTGCAGTAGTAGTCGTAGATGTTAATACTGCATCCCGTACTGCAATGTCTACTCCATCAAAGGTAGAGTTGGTAGTGATAGCACCTGTCATGGCCCCACCAGACTTAGGTAAATTAGTACCTGCCTGGTCTACATCTAGGTTAGTTCGTGCTGCACCTGCGCTGGAAGCACCTGTGCCTCCTTTGCCTATCTCTAGGTCTGCGCCAGTAAAGTTGGCATTAGTTACTCCATTAGCTGCTAGGAAGCCAGCCCGTGGAAGAGTTGCAGATACATTACCAGAACCATCTTCTGCGGTTAAGGTAATGGAGCCATTAGTTGTTAAAAGTTTTAAAGGCATTGTATTTTCCTCAAAGTTGTTTAATTGTGCCGAATAACTTAACTTCTATTAGGCTAGTTAAGGGTACTTCTAAAGTTGCTGCTGCTGCTATATCAAGATCATTACCCGTTTCAAATCGGGAATCTCCAGCAACTGTAGTGTTGGCGGATATAACTTTACTAGCTATAGCACCACCGCTTGTTAATTGTGTTTGTATGTTTGAGGTTACACCTCTATTGTTTTCAACAAAGTCTCTTGCTTTACTCATGATGTTCCTCCCTATGCGATTGCGTAAAAGATGTAAGTGCCGCTAGACACGTTGATGTTAGTTGCAGATACTTGATTCACAATAAATCCTGAGTTTGCAGGGTCTATTGAATCGTTTGAGGTTATTTGTTCTGCATCAGTGTTTAAACTAAAATGTGGGTCGTTACCTGCAACAATTCCTCTAGCAGAATCCCATAAGTACCAATCACCCGTAGCTCCAATACGCTTGATTAGAATGAACCTAGCACCTGCTGAAAACCCACAGTTAATAGTTTGGTTATAGCCGTTGCCAGTGTAGCTGCCGACCTTAGATATGCCAGCCAGTGTTGCGAAGAGGTAAGCTACGTAAGTCCAACCACTACTATTTGTCTCTTCAGCAGTGTCTACATTAAATGTGGTGTCACTCACAGCGGTTGATTGAAAACCACCAACACCAGAGCCACCATTATCTAAATTAAGAAAAAGTGTATTTCCAGCGGCATGACTTGACGGATGATATACTGCCCAATTCTTAGAGTTAGCCCTACTCTTTACCCAAATCATTTCTGGAACAACACCAAGCGAATGTGTTTGTGTCCTAGCAGAACCAGTACCAGAATAAGCAACGCAGTCCATATAGCCTTTTGCCCGTTTCCATGAAAAAAGCGAAAAAGGTATGTTAGAAGTATTTGAATTATTTTGTGCTGGAAGTACTAAACTATTGCTATCAAACGTTACAAAATTACGTGAACCTTCCTCAGTAGAGGAATCAGTATATAATTCAGCATGGGTTAATCTAGTTGTTATATCAGGTTGCATGCCAACACCAGATTCTTTATTTTTTACTATAGCCATATCAACAGGCCCGAATGCAGCATCTAATGTTTGAGTAGCGCCATTTCCTGTGTAAGATTTAACACTAAACACATCAGTAGCCGCTTCTGGCTTGACCATCATAGGCGCACGAATTGCCATGTACATGTACTTAGCATTATTAGTATTAAAAGCTCCACCATTTGCAGCATTAAACGTAATTCCAGTTGGATTTGGTGGAATATAATAAAAACCTCTGCCTTCTTCATGTCTTAAATTTCGTATGTATGCAGATATACCTGTAGTTTGCTCCCTTGTGGTGTCGAATATAAACCAATTGTCTGCTGAGTCTGTTCGTTTTAATAATATAAACTGAGGCTCCCAACCCAAATCTAAAGTTCGCCCTACTGTTCCATTGCCCGTATAGCTGCCACACTTGATCATCTGATCTTCTGCATCTTCAGAGGAGTTGTCAGCGAATAAGTAGGCTACGTATGTTGCTCCATTAGTATTAACTGCCCCTTGTGTTCCAATAGAAAATAAGTCATTAGTTGGCGTAGTTGTGTTCCACATCACACCAGTAGGGTCATTACCTATGGAGTTTGTAAGATTTAGGTACATAAGTTTGTCGTTACCTAGCGATTTTACATATACAATCCAATCATTTGTGGCGTTTGTCTGCCTAATAAACATCATACCCACATCGCCACCTAGACTATGAGCTATTGTCCGATTTGCGCCATTACCCGTATAGGTCACTACGTCAAAGAACTTTTCCTTCTTGCGGAATGTCCATGCGACTGTATCTTCGTCAGCAACACTAACGAATGATGATGTGCCTGTTGTAAACCCATTACTATTAAAACTCTGAACGATAACTTGCGTGTACCCTGCATAATTTTCGTGAGGATGTAAGACCTTATTCCCTCCTCGCTCCGTATCTACAATAACGGGATACCGATCGGTGTCCCTTTGTTTGATCCAAACCATACCCCCTTCACCAGCAAGATCAATGCCGTTGACGATTGGTACATTAGAATTACTTGTTGCAGGGGTATACAAAAATGTACTAAATACATCTGCCACATCAGTCGGGCCATCACCACTGGATTGACCAGCAATCCCCATGCCTACTTTTCTTTCAATAGTCATACTCTACCCCATAGCCAATACAGCAGTTCCGTACCAAATGGTTCCACCATCACAGGTTGTGAAGAATAGAAGGTCTACTCCACTGGCTGTGAGTGCTGGTGCAGTAGCAGCAGGCCAATCGACTGATGTAGGCCACGTGAGCGTAGCACTACCACCATTCGTGACGATCATGGTAAATGAGCCAGCAGTGCCAGAAGCAGGAGGATTAGTGAATGTTACTGTCTGTCCACCTGAAAGGGTGTAGGTGAATACGTTACCCAACTCAAGGTCTACAGCATGAGCCGACATAGCAACTTTAGTCTCACCATAATCTTTCAAAACTGTACGCTGTAGTATCTGGTCAGAGTGATTGATTAACCCTGTGACTGTACCGCCAGCCTTTGGTAATGCATTAGTAGCTAGTACTCCGTCTGCCGCCACATCCCTTCCATCAAAGGTTGAGTTAGTCGTTATCGGGCCTGTAAGTGCGCCTCCTGCCTTTGGTAAAGCAGCGTTAGCGGTTGCAGTAGTAGACGTAAGGATTCCGTCGCGGGTAGCAATATCCACCCCATCGAAAGTGGAGTTAGTCGTTATCGGGCCTGTCATGGCCCCCCCAGCTTTAGGTAATGCGTTAGTTGCTAGTACACCATCAGCTGCTACATCTCTTCCATCTATAGTAGAGTTAGTTGTTACGGCTCCTGTAAAAGCACCACCTGCTTTAGGCATGGCATTAGTCGCCAATACACCATCAGCGGCTACATCACGACCGTCTATAGTAGAGTTAGTCGTTAATGCTCCTGTGAGTGCCCCACCTGTGGAGGCTAGGAATCCTACTGAGCCTAGTGTGTAGTAAGCCAGCGAAGTCCAAGCGGTTGTGCCATCTCCGGCTTTTAATTTTAGTGTGTCTGTCTCTAGGGCCAATTCGCCTTGAGCTAATGTAGGATTTGCGCTTGTCCAATCTGAAGCGGTGTCCCTACGAATTTGAATAATGCTAGCCATTATGCTGTTCCTCCGTCTACTAATTGAGTTGCTAAATAAGTAGAGTTAGAGACTCCCCCATCTATTTCAAATCTAATTAAATTATCTGTTTGAGTTTTTGTGTAATGGTTCGCTAAAGTAAACGTACCGTAAGCAACAACATCCACAATATCACCGACCAACGCACCGACAGCTAAGACAACCGCTGACCCTGAAGTGCCAGTAAAATCTATTGCGATCTGCAGTTTTATACCGTTTAAATACACGTCTACAAAACCCGATGTGTAAGTTACTGCAAACGATGTTTGTCCTGCGGTTGCAGTAAACACTGTGCGTTCAGCGGTGCCGTTGGCTCCTTGTGTTGCCCAAGTTGCAGCACTTCCATCAGTCGTTAAGAACTTACCTGTATTGCCCGATTGGCTTGGCAGCGCTTCTACCACAGCCCAACTCTCGTTGCTTCCGTCGGTCTTTAAAAACTTGTTAGCGTTAGAGGCCTGAGTAGGTAAGCTGTAAACAGTGTTAGTGTCAGTAAACAAAGCCCCAGCAGGAACATTTGTAAGAACCTGGGTCTTGTCTGCTTTTGCTTCTAAACCTGCCGCAGTAATACGCAGTGACACATCAGTGCCAATTGCCCATGCTGCTGCTGTTGTGTTTTCTTGAGCGCGAACGACAGTTAAAGTAGTTCCTGCAATCGCTGTACAAGTCACAATCTCAAATACAGTATTTGTCACATCAGACAGTGTGATGCGCAGCTCGTCACTACCAGTAAGGGTAGGGAACTCGGATGCATCAGCTACAACTAGAGCGGTTGCACTGTTACTAAAAGACGTAGCAACTGTAGTTGCCGCATTGTTAGAATACTTAATTGACATGTCGATTCCCTATTTACAGAATAGTAATGTCCCAGGTGATCGTAATTACGTCTGACGCACCCTTGTTGACTACTGCAAATACTGTGCGCGCCAACATAGTTCCACCGGCATTTGCAGTAAATAAACCAGCTTCTGTTAATGCGCCTGTGCCATCACCCGCTGCCCATGTAGCAGCAAACGTAACTTTCGTACCGTCCAATGTGCCACCACTTACAGTTAATGCATTACGGTCAAGTTCAGTCACTAATGCAGTATTGGCCGCTGCCGCTGCTGTAGCCCCTGTTCCTACACCCATGTAGGTAACTGCGCTGCCGCCACCTTGTAAACGCGAAGCAATTAATGCCTTACCTGCGTCAACAACAAGGTTGTTAATTTCTTGAACTACAACGCCATTCTTCGAGATAGAAAGCGCCCCTTTTACTTTTATTGAATCATGTAGCATAGTGTTGCTCCTAGCCTAAAGTGGTCTGGTTTAATTGAGAGAAGTTTAAAATTGCGGAACCGCCGCGACGGTGAATAATTGTTGCGACGTCAGTTACGCTCAGACTGTCGTTATAATAATTTGGGGTGTTCATGCCGATTTGTTCGCCAACGCTCACAGTGTCAGACAACGTTCTAAAATAAAAAGCCTGTACTGAAAGAGTGTCGCTGTTGGAGACAGTGTCGCTTTTCCCGGTTTGCACGGACCAACCAAGATCTTCTGACAAACTTATACTGTCTGATTTGTTCTGAGCTAAAAGAAACGTGGTAATTTCTTGGTGAGAAACATTGTCGTTGAGAATTTGCGCGACTGTTTTGGTAAGTGTCTCAGAAACGCTAAACGTATCTGCTACTGGCCTGCTTAGGTCTATTGAAGAAGCATCGTTTGCACTAATGCTATCAGCTACCCCCCGATTCATAGCGAGCGATACAGTTTCTATGGCATTAAAAATATCCGCCAGCACTCTGTTTTTCGGGGAGGCATCAGTGAAAATGCCTGCTGCTTCCATTCGTTTATATATACGTTCAGCAAGCTCAGCTTTTGCTACATTTTGTTGTAAATGAATAGCCATTAGTAGTCGCCACGTACCTTAAATTTCAACTGATCAAAAACTGTTTGTATGCCGCCGGAACTATTAGTAACTTCAACTTCCCCTGTAAAAGTTCCCGCTGTATCAAGCGCACCAACAGGCCATTGCATAAAGACTTTGCCATCTGTTGAAGGGGAATGTTGGGACATAGACACTGTCGCTTTGACAGTGTTAGAGCCTAGTGCTTTAAACTTGAGGACAACTGTAGAACCAGTTAAATCGATTGGAGCCCACGTCAATGAATTATCAAGATCCAGGGTATAACCTGCAGCGGCTGTATTAGAATCGCGGAGTGTTAGATTTAGTTCAGGCAACGTATCGCCTTTAACTAAGTTTATAGTTTCGTAAAACGCCATTTTTACCTCATGTAAGGGTTATTCTCAGCATTGACATGCCGTAACAGTATATCATTATTATATAAGCTGTGCTTATAACTGAGAGTAAACGGGAGTTAGCCGTTTTGCTAAGTTATAAGTGTCTCGGGTAAAGTAAGTTTCAATAGTTCCAGCCGTCGGGCCAAGCAAAGAAACAGTTGCACTACGTCCATAATCTCCAGCGTCAAACATAGCTTTTATAATAGATAATGGGCCTAATATTCCAGAACGATCCATTAAGTCGAACAAGTAAGCTAGAATTCCTTCGTCTTCGTTACCCACATTTTTGCCCAGCACGCCTTTAATTAATTCACGAACCTGGAGAGCAAGTGCTGCTAGTGGCATAAGTGCGCCAAACAACAAACCAGCCGACATCATAGCGCCCACCTTATCGCCCTCTTTCCAACGTGCCTTTGCTTCTCGAACAACGCCGCCGACAACAACCTGCCCAAACGAGTAGAAGAAACTTTTTAACTGCCAGATCAACATGTAGTGTGGGTCACTTGCCCAAACAGGTCGGTGCGCTGGGTTAGGTCGAATAATAGCCTCATCAACAAAACTTAAAATAGCATCTTGCACAGCAAGACCTTCAGGTGTTGTTAGGTTAACTGAGTCATTTTCAACATCAAAACCTTTAGCGACCATTTCTGGCGTTAGGCCAAGTTCGTCAAGATAGCGCAAGCTACGTTTATCACCTGCAGCCGCTTTTGCGCCATGAGTTCTAATAAAGTCTCTAGCCATGTTCGCTGAAATAACTCGCGTCATACGGGTCCAACTTTCGAGGCCAATTGCTGTAAAGTATTTGTCCGACCACCTACGTGCACCTGCGTCCATAAAGTCAGAACTGTAAGATGCAATCAACGCGTCTTGCACTGCTGCGCGTCCCGCTGCACCAATACGCTCAGCAAATGCAATTTGCTCTTCCCGTGACTGCTTACTTATATAACCACGCCACGCTTTCATCGCGCTCTTGAACCCATCCATATCCTTTGCTCGGATAATTGGATTACCCGCATCAGTAAGTGATGCCACTGTGGCAAAAAGTAATGTTGTGGCAAACTGTAATGCTGCAATGTATGACTGGAATTTATTCCATTTTGGATTTATGTCTGCACCCAACTGCCCCATGTAACTCATTACTATTTTTCTAGCTTGGGTTTTTTGCTGCGGGTTCATTTGCTCTATTAACGCCGCTGCTCTCGCTTCTACTACACTGTATTCGGCGTGTTTAGTTGCTTGCTTTAAATACGACTGCACTGCAATAGCCGGGGTCTTATAAAACCCCAGTTCCTGCATCGCTTTTTTATCCATGTTTTTTAATGTGCGTTGTAGCTTTGCATCGAACTTAGCACCTGCTAATTCAGAATCTGGTATAGGCATTTGATCTACAAACGCACCTTCGTTCTGCATTATTTTTGAAAACACTTTTTTTGCTTCGCCTTTTGTTAGACCTGCCTTTTCTAGTTCATCGAGCATTGCCTGTGGGTTTTCGGCCATCGCAACCGTGTTGTAGACAACTGGAAAATAGTTTTGGATAAAGCCAATTTTAGGTATTCTTTTTTGAAGATAATCCTTATGGAAACGCTCGAAAAAACTTGCTAGTTCTTGGCGCATTTTAGGGTCGACTGATTCTTGTATGGGAACACCAGCTTGCATTTCTTCAAGGACTTTCGCTGAAAGAGCTTCATCCTCTCCAATTATTTCACCGTACTGAGCGTTCCATTTATCCATCGCGTGATTCTGCTTATTTAGCATATCACCATCCTGCCCTGCTTCTTGGCTACGTTTGTAAAAGAGGTTGGCAAACGCAGGGCCGTTTTTACCTAACCTAGTACGTGCGTACTGGTCGGCAGACAATGTTACCTTTAACATCTGGGAGACAATATCGCTTCCCCACATTTGGCTAAATAGTTCAGTAAGTTTGGCCACCGCTTTTGAATCAATTAGATTAGCAATAGCCAACGCGATAGGGTCTTTAGAAAACTCTTTGTAGTCTGGAACCTTAGTTTTATTTTCCGCAACAGCTTGTTTTCGGTTGCGGGGAGTGCTCTGCCTTGTAGTTTGACTAACAAACTCAGGACCACCGACCAGAACAAAATTAACTGACCCATCTGGTTTTTTACCAGCAACTTCATCCAGAAACTGTTCAAAGGTTTCATTCAAAGTGGCGCGTTCTTTTGTATCCCGTAATGCGGATCGGCTCGCTGCACTTTGCCCCTCTTCCAGCTGCTGTCTTACAAACTGTCGTGAACGGTTAAAGATCTGAGTAATCTGTTTTGCTACTTTTTTAAAGAACGCTCCAGAAAAATCACTAGGTTTTTCTGATTGTTTTTTAGCCCATGCGCTTACTTGGTCAGCAAACCATTCTTCAAAACCAGCGGTGTCGTCTGTGTAAGTATAAGAACCTGCTTTTTTAACCAGCCGTTCTTTACTGAACTGTTTCCAAAGTCTATCTTGCTGGGCCTTTGGAAGAGACTTCCACATATCCCACATCACGATATGACCTATCTCATGACCGAGCGCAAATATTTGTTTTGCCTGTTGATACGCGTTGTCTTTCTTACCTGTCTGCAGTTTTAACGCTATGTATCTCTTGCCCCTAAACTGCACTACTGCAGCTGCTGAGCCGTCACTAAACTGCCTTCGGAACACTTCTTTAACTTCAACTGGAAAGTTGAGTCCTTCCATTTCGTCGTAGTAAAACAAATTAATACCGCTGTCCAAACCTAAAGACTTCGTTATAGCATCAATGTAATTCTGGAAAACATCTGGGATACTGCCCCATGCGGTTGTGCCGTTTTTCGAGGTGCGTTCGCCCGTTTGAGTTTTAGCTTCCACTTTAGGCTTTGCTTTCTTTTGTACTTTAGGCTTTGCCCCAGCTTCCACTTTAGGCTTGGGGTTTTTTAGTGGCTTCTTCTCTGCTTGAGGCTTTGGTTCAGGTTTGGTTGCTTTATTAACAGTCGCCCTAGCCGCTTTTGCTTTTTTCTGATCCGCTTTACTTTTTGCTTCTTGGCGTTTTTGGCTTCTCAACATGGCCATTGGTTTTTGATCTTCCGCTCGATCTTTACTATCTTTGCGCCTGTTATCAATACTTTGCGGTATGTTTACTTTCGGCTTTGTGCCTCTTTTATTACTATAGATAATGGGTTTGCCATCTTCGTCTAAAATCCTGTTTTTATTGGCGTCGCTCTTGCTTTGATTTTCGCCCATGACTGTAGTGTCAGTTTCTAAACTGGCGTCTGCTTTAGCGTCGCCTTCAGCGACCAATGTTTCGTAGTTGCCTAGCGCGTCGCTAAGCATTTGCAACGCTTCTAATCCTACAACGCCGTCTGGGTCGTCAAGACCTTCTATGAAAGCTTGGAGGTTTTTGATCTTCTCTTCGATCTTTATTAATCTTTGTGCTCTGCCATCTTCACCATCAAATGCTGAGCCGTCCTCTGTAGTCTTTCTATCAGCCCATACTTTTTTTAGATCAAGCCATGTGTAAGATTTACCATTAGCTGTTGCTATCACGGTTGTGTCAGGCAAATTGTCGAGGTCAATTTTGAAACCCCTGTCCGCCAACTCTTGGTTCATTCGTAAAAAACCAGACATGAGTAACTGAGGGTACGTCATAGACGACGCGTTAGCCTTATCCTTGTTGTTCGCGCGCTCACCAGCTTTTGTTAATTCTATCGGAGCTAAAGTAGTTTCTTTGCCTTGCGGATCTGTCGCTGGAAGCGTCCGATCTACACCTTTCCTTTGTACACCCGCAACCGCTTTTTTTACACCATCATTAACAATGTCGCTAACGTCAAAACTGCTTTCCACAACCTCTTCAATATAAGCAAGGCCGTCTAGTTGCACGATGCGATACTGCATGCCAGGATTTTCTTCCTGCAAATTCGCCATTCTTTTTTTGACGCCATTACCATTTATTTTGTATCCATCACCCTCTACAACCGACGTACCTTTTTTGTTTTTCCCTATAAGGCGCGCTTCATAACCTGGAGGCTGCTCTTCTAGTTCTCCTTGTGGAGTCCGTTGTTCAGTAGCACCTGCTTCAGGTAGAGTGCTCGCCTGCTCGAGTGGATCATTAAAGATTTCACGGTCAATTTCTGTCTTACCATCGTCTTCTAGTTTAGGCTTTCCAGCTAACTTCTTTTGGGCTTGGCGCACAAGCACAAAATACTTGTTTGGTCCCATCTCGTCAGCACGCCGATTTAATTCTTGTGTCGCAGCAGCCGCATTTGCATCCGTATTTACGTCTGGTGCAATGGGCTTCCCGTCTTCGTCTGTTGGGATTGCTGCCAACAAATCAACGAGTGGCGTCTGTGCTATATTTTCAGGACTAAGTTGCGCTGTTTGTTTTGCCCTTTGTTTTGCCTGTTCTAGTGCGGATAAGTTTTCCCCGTCCATTGTGGCCATACCAGCTGAACGTGTTCCGTCGTTTGGCCCTTCCAGCAAAGGTGTAGGTCCATTAACAGGCGGACTTTCTCTTAGCGAGACTTCGGTTCCAGCTTCTGATCGACGCCCTGCTAAAATATCTTTGACTGATCCAGCGGTGTCTCGCACTTGTCCAGCCAAGTTGCCAGCAAGCTTGCTTGTTCCACCTAAAGATTTGCCTGCAACAAAACCTGAAAATGCCGCTTGGGACATTCGCATCGTGGCACTTTTAATATCGTAGTTTGGGTCTTGTATGAAACGCTGAGCGATCATCAAACCTTCTTGACCTGCTTCTGCTCCCAATTCTTTTAAGCCCTGAACGCCGCCTGCTTTAGCAACGCCGCCTGTTAAATTGCGTAGATAACTGCCCTTTTTTATGTGGCTTCCTTTGATCAAACCTTTGACAGATTTATAAAATGCCAGCTCTGGCAGGTAATCCATTACAGCAAAAGGGACACCCATAGCAAAAGCCAACTCTGCAGCGTCTTTCTTTTCTATATCAGATTCCATAGATTCATCGAATGACGATGCCGTACCTTGAATATAACCTGAAGTAAGGGCGCCTGCTTTTCCAGCCTTTTTTGCACCAGCTACGCCAAACTTTGACCTAGCTTTTTCTGCAGCCATTTTCTTTATCGCGTCCCGCGCAACCATGTCTCCTTCGGGGGTTCCCTCACCCTTTGCGTAGGCTTTTACTGCCTTTGTTACAGCACGTTTTATTTGGCCTTTAGCAACCAGACCTCCGACAGCACCGGGCGCTGCACCTGCACCACCTGTGGTTAAACCACCTGCAACAAAACCGCCTAATGTCCACGCCAGCGAGTCTAACGCCGACGGGATCGCTTGGTTTGCAGTGTATGCAGTAAGTTCTCCGAATTCGCTGAGTAGGTCTACCGCTTCTTTGTTTTCGCCTATACCTTTGTAAGATTCAGAAACGTCCGTTACAAAATCCTCGAACTTAACTAGATGTTGGCCTATTCGTCCAGCTTGGTTGTCCAACTGTCCAGCAGTTTTAAGATCCCTTGCGGCGTCTTCCTTATCACCGATTAAATAATTGCCTGCGGCTCTAAATGTATAATATGACGACCCCAAGCCTTTCCATCCAGCAGCTCGACCAGCGGCAGCAGGTGATAAGCCTGTAGGTGTGACACTTGTGCCTTGGTCAATGTCGATCTGTAATGAAGCACTTTGATCTTCCAGACCTTTTAGTTCATCAGACAGTCCACTATCAGCTTCTTCTATTTGACCCCGAAGTTGCTCACTTAGGGTTTCTAACTCAGCTAATGAGGCCATTACTATTTAATCCCCTGTAGCCGCTTTATCTCCGCAATTTGGGCGTCTACTTTCTTTTTTAATCTCGTTTTTATAGCGCGTTGAACTTGTGTAGGTGTTTTTAACAGATTTTTATCGGTTATCAAGAGTTTGATTGCGTCTGAATCTAAGTTATCTAAGTAATAATCCCGATCGCCATGTTGGTTGCCCTTTGCGTCGAAAAGCATAATCTCTTTTGTATTTGGATCGTATGCAAAGTTGTTCTGCACATGTTGTAACTGATTATGCACATCGTCTTCGTCAGATCCGCGAACCCAATCAATAAAGCTACCGATCCCAGTAATGGCAAGCTCATCAATTAAATGGGACTGAAGATGTTGACCCAATATGTTCTGCTCAAGTTCAGGCAACTCCATCAAAGTACCTTCGCGTGCTAATGTCATCATAGAGTCTTCTGAATCTAATGCGCCATCGTCGTCCGAAGTATGGAGTCGCATAATTTTAGTTTTATCAGCCTGAGATCTACCATCAGTACTATCCGATACCCTCCAGCGTTCTTCGCCTGTCGTCTTATCTAAGGCTATTAAGGTGCCATCCGCCGCTGTCGTCATATAAGGTGTGGCTGCAGTACCTGCAATATCCATTGCTTTTTTGAGAAGGTCTGTCTGATTGTTCATGCCGGTTTGTGTTATCTCTCCTGCTTCTATCATCTGTTGTTTTATGTATTCTACGCCGCTTTTAGATAACACCCCTAAATCAGCCACCCGAGCAATAGCTTCATCATCAATCATACCCAAGGCTTGTGCAACGTGCAGTTGGTAAAGCAAAGCAGGCGTCATTTTCTGCGGCTTTAGAATTGATTCTTGTACTTGTGCAGCTGGTGGTGGGTTTGCAACAATTGCTGCATTGACAGCAGCTTTAAGGACAGGGTCTTTAACTTGTTGAGGTTTGATCTTTCCTTGTTTGACAATGTTAGCCGCCGCTTTCGCTTTAGCCTTAGCGTTCTTCATTGGGGCCATGCCGTTAGCGTAGTCTTTTGTATCTAGCAGATTATTGTGTGCTAGCTGTGCTTCGTCAAACGTGTCATTACCCGCCGCTTTGCGATCATCCAACCGTTGGCCTAGTTTAGTTAAAGTTGTTAACTGAGTTTGTAGCGATTTTGGGACTTTGCTGCCATAGGCATCAACCCTTGTTTGGACATCTTCTAATCGTTTTTTGTTCTCTGCAATTCTAGTATCAATTTGGGCGATCGGTTCCCTCATTAGGTCCATACGTTTTTCAGAAGCTTTGACTGCACTATTCCAGTTGTCAGCATACTTAGTGTCTGGGTCTGCTGGTGCTGGTGCTGGTGCTACTGCTGGTGTTACTTGCGCCTGCTGATCAGCCTGAATTGCTTGGCTTAGATCTGCTGAGTCTTGGACAGTGTTATTATTAAGAACTAAACCAGTTCCTTTTGGGACACCGTTTACTGCATTCATACCTTCCGCTATGGCCTTTAAGTCACCACTTAATGGCCGGCCAATTGCGTCATGCATTGCGATTGACACCTTCTCCTTTAAAAGATCAAAACCCATAAGGTCCATAGCTGTTAGATCATCACCCTCTACAGCGGTTCGATTCTTTGACATGTACATGACTTTGCCAGGATTTTTGGGGTCCTCAATTTGTATCGCACGACGCCCATCACCAAGATCAACAGCACCTGCGAAACGATAAATTGTGCCGTCAGCTCCCTGTAATATTTTTTTGGCTACGGCGGGATCATTAATAATAGCTCCGAAAGCCTCCTCCACTTCAGGTCCGTCAGAAAATTTCTTTGTAGTTCCATCTGAGTTCATCATGGTTTGGAAAAATAAGCCTGCAGCTGGTTTAAATAGTTCCTTTTGGTTTTTTAAATCTTGAGCCAGTGTAGAAGCATTATTAAACGCAGTAGTGGCTTTAGTGCCCGCTAGGGTTGCAGCACGTTGATCTTTCAAACCGTCGTATCTTTCCTTCTCCAATGTAACCGCATCTGCCGCTGCGTTTTCTGTTACCGAGTTCTGTCTTATATCCTCGCCCAAAACCGCTTGGCGATAGTCCTGATCTTTTTGGGCGTTTTGTTTTCTATCAGCAAACTGAGCAATTTGTAGTCCGAGACTAGTTTCAAACTGCTTGTTCTGCATCTCTGCCTGCTGGTTGCCCAGTACAGCCTGTAAAATGGGGTTGTTATAAGCCATGTTCTTCTCCTACATTCCAAAACCGATGATTGTACCTAGCATTTGCATATTCGATGCGTAGGCACCTGCTCTGGCTTGTTGATACGCGTTTTCTCTATCTGCTTCCATACTCGCAGCTGAGCTCAGTCCGCCCAAAGCAACGTTTAACTGTTCTTTACCCATACCCATTAACTGGGCTTTTAGGCCGAAGTTACGGTCACGTTGATCTATTGCGGAGTTGTTAACCGCCCCTGCATATGAGGAGGCGTTGCCAAGTGAATTCATACGTTGCTGGGATGCCATTTGAGCAGGCGTCATACTTGCGCCGTAACGGCCCAATGTGCGTTGCTGCATACCTTGAGAAACTTGCTGACCTAAAGTTGATGCTCCTTTTGCTGAGTCAATCATTGCAGTGCTATTTGTATCTGCTAGCATCTGCTCTTCAGTTTTACCGTAAGTGTCTAGGTAATTTTTTAGCTCGTCGCGCGTAATGTTCGCAAGAGCTTTTCCAGCTTTTGTGCCTTCATCGGACTGAGCAACTTTGTTTGCACCTTCTTCTTTGTCATTAGTGCCTCGGTCAACGTATGCATCTCCGTCTGCAAAACCACTAGATGGAGGTCCAGTATTAGGGCCCTTGGTTTCATCACTCGTCAACTCGTCAAATATTTTACCTAGTATCATCGTTACGGCCCCATTGTAAATTTACGGTCTGGACGCATCAGGACGTCAATCTGCTTTTGTAGTTTATCGAGTTCAGTCGTATCAGTTTTTTTGAAATGCTTTTGGTAGAGACCAGCGCCAAGATCATTACCGAGTGCCATATTAGTTGACTGCATGCTGCTGGCTGCTCGGGCTTTAGACACAAGCTCAGAGTTTTGAGCCCGTGCTGCATTAGATAAGCCTTGCATAGCTATACTTCGGCCACCTTGACCCGTTTTTAAAGCACCTAGCTGTGAGGTATCTTTTACACTTTGAGCTTTAGAGTATGCTGAACCCAAGGCACCGCCAAGAGCATCATTTTGGATGACCCCCTGTCTGGTCTGACCCATCATAGAACGACCGCTGCCAAAGCCACCACTAGTATTGGAAGTACCCAATCCGGCACCTTGACTTGAAGAAAATGCCTGTGCCGCATCAGCGTTTGCTCGACCGCCAAGGACTTGAGAAAAATCTCGCCCTGACTCCTTAACAAAGCCAGCTTCAAGCGGTCGATAAAGTCTTTTATTACGGTCAGAAATTGTGGTGGCATTCTCGATTAGAGCCTTTTCGTATTCACCCTGCGGTGCTTTTTTTGCTGTATTACCCATTTTTGTTTACCTGACAATGGTATGTTACATAGGCGGGTCGAAAACCCATCTGCATAACACGCCTGCCCCAACCCAAACGGGCAGAATTAAATTCTATTCGCTCGACGCCTAGTGTGCTGGCTAAATCGTAACCTGCCGCAAGAGTCTCTGAGAACACATCAACACCGGGGCTAAGCCACAGGTGGTCAATCACTAAAGTAGGTATTTTTTCATACCCAGAATCGTATTGGCTGAGTATCGCGAATCCTAAACGATCCATGCCTTCCTCGATCCAATAGAGGTGAATACTTTCCTGCATCAGGTGATGGTAAATATCAGCAACCAAAAACTCTGCTTTTACCTTATGGATGATGTCTCGCATCCCGCCTTCAAAATAAGAGTAGTTTTCTCGAACTTCATTCTTAGTTGCAGCTACTAACTCAAGCACTAAATACCGCCGTACTTTACTGTTCTGCGAGTCGGGCCATTGCGTCCATCAGCCTTACCCTTTGCAATTAAAATGTGGGCTTCAAACTCTGCCTCATGTTTCATTGCGCGCTGTGGGTTAGCCCATGGCATATCATGAGAGTTAAATAAGTTAGCCATCGCTCCAGCCATTATTCCGTCGACGTTATCCTCAACAAAATCATCAGCAATACTGGTCGCTTTTAGAGTTGGTTTTAAAGCAGCGTGAATATTGACGCTTTGTCCCGACAAGATAGGTACAGGCACCAACAAAATAGTCTTGTTGCTTGGACGTATGTAATGCGTTGGGGTGCTTTTCTCAGTGCGCCACTCAGGGTTTGCGTGAGTTGCTCCTTGCTCGGTGTCAGGGAATATCTCTTTTTTGGCATGTATTACGGAATATGTATCCGTGATGCTCGTATTTCTAGGTAGCTCAATATCGTATTCAAACAACCCTGCAACTGTGAGGATAGGGTCTAAGGTAAAGCGGTATGCGCTACTGCGTTTACAAAACGACAGCACAGCATCTTTGATTGCTTTTTCCACTACAAAATCAGGGCAACCTGCTATGTGATAAGGAAGAAGGCTGACCATGTCTTTGTAATTCATAAATTACCCCTGTTGTGCTACTGTGCGTGTGTTCGGGCTAGTAACAGCATCTAGTTGAATCTTTATGCCCAGAGACATCTGCATTGCTTTGTAATGTTGAGCGCTACGTTGCTCATTTAGGGAATCCGTTTCCTTAGAATATGCACGGTAAAGGATGTAATCTAGTAAGTTGTTTGAGTGAATGTCTGGAATAGTAATAGTGCCTCCAACTGAAACCTGGGCAGGTTCTACTGCATATACAGTTTCGAGGTAACCATTTCCATCGTTAGGCGGGTATACATAAAAAGTCCTGGGGTCTAACTCATCGAACACATAATGATCCGCAACCGCAGTGGCTGCAGCTGTGTGCCACATAGGCTGACGCATATCTAATACATCACGGCTAATAACACTAACCACTTTTCCGCCGACACCGGCCCCAGTTAAATTCCGTACAATTCGCAACACCTGCAAACCCACAGCAGGGATGGATTGTTTTGTACCAGCGACCAAAGTTACCGACTGGTTAGTTGCACTAACGGAAGGCTTGAGCAAACAGATTTCACGCTGTCCGTCGTTTAACCAAGAAAGCAGCTCTGTTGTTGTCCAACGCGCTGCTGCTACATCCTGTAAAACCGTTTGGGCTTTACTAATAATATCGTTCGATGAAATGGCCATTACGCCTCGCTAAGTTCAGCCCACGCTACATCGCGCTGCTCAGGAGTGATGTCGTAACCTAGAACTTTTTCTATGCTACGAACTTTAGGTTCACCCGTATTTTTTGAGAAGGCTTTAGTGTCGCCTAGCTCTACCAACTGCTCGATGGCAGTGACTATCTCCATAGTGCGGTCCTCGTCTGAGACCTCATCTACTTCGACCTTTTCAGCAGCAGGTTTTTGCGCTGGTTTTTTCTCGCCTACAGGATATGCTCCCATAGCAATACATTCGTCCACCAAAGGTGGTGGGACTTCTTGCGCAACACCTGCTTCAAACCAAGCCGATTGGCCGGTTGTACTGCTTACGTGCATTGCCTTATCAGAAATCAACATATAAAAAAACTCCAAAAAGCCCCCAGCGTACTGCTGGGGGAAGAGGCCCTAATTACTTAAATGGCAGTGTCTAGTGTGATTACACCAAAATCTTGTGCGTCACCAGTTACCATGCTTGTGTACTTTGGCTTACGGAAGCCTAAGATCTTACCGATTGAGATACCATGCTGGTTTCCGTAGTCGTAAGTATCTTCAACCCAGTCAGCGTCGCCAATGTCAGCCATTGCCAATGCTTGTGCGCCACAGAACAAAGCACGTTGCCCGTTTATTGCACCGCCAGCACCGAACTTACCATCAGCCGCTTCACCAGAAGTGTCATATACATGACGGAACTCATGAATCATTACGCCGTCTACCATTACGGAAGAAGAACCTGAGAACAAAGAGTTGACTGGTCCACGGTTGCCTGCGTTACGAACGTTGGCTAGGAAGTCAGCATCTAACTTCAGCTGAGCCATGCCTTGAGGAGTAACGAACATGTGGAAACCTTCGTCACCACCTGCGCCACGAACACCACGCATGTAGTGATCTTTAGCGTAAGCCTTTAGGTTGACGATGTTCTTGTATCCCAAGATTCCAGTAGCAGTAAGGTTACCAGTACCAACAGTGCCGTCAGCTTTTGCAACTAACGTACGCTTGTTGGTTGGAGCAGTAACGTCTGCAGAAAACTCAAGGTTAGACAAGTTCTGGCCAGTTGCAGCTACAGTACGAGCACCACCGTTGTTCTTCTTGGTGTATGCCAAACCAGACAAAGTTAAAAATGCTAACTGGTCCATACGGTCAGCCATCCAGTAAGCCAATGAATCTTTAGAGGCTTCGCGGAAGTTTACGATAGACTTTTGGTCGGCTAAACGGCCAGCCAAACGGTTTGCATTACGCATCTGGTCGATACGAACTGTGATGTCAGAACTAGAAAGCGCTTCTTCGTTGCCTTCTAGAGTGTAGTCACCTACCACACCGTCGCCAGACAAGTCAGCTAGCAAAGTTAAAACAGCGCGTGCGCCCTTTTCACTTTTAGTTAAGTCAGTAATACGCTGAACCATGGCGTTAGAG